GCGGACATACAATTATGTTTTCTTCTCCTCAACCTTAACGTATTTCATTCGTTGGTGGTTGCTCTTCGGTGCAGCGGATTTAACAGGGGATGGTTTTGCTGCATCGGTTCGTAATTTGCGATTACGGGATCGCTTTCCCTTCGGCGTAGATTCAGTGCTTTCCGTTTCTGGGGTGACGCTGACCTCATCGGGTCGGTCTTCCTCATTTCCATCACTTGATCGTGCATGCACAATCTCCTCATCGACCACGACATCAAACTCGACTGGTGCAGCGGACTTGGGTTCAGCGCATACTGGAGCTGAAAGCAGCTCCGCGGGCGATCCGGACTCATCCAACCATTTGTCGAATTGGGTCCGGTCGAACTCCGGGAACTGATCAGTAAACTCCACGTCCATCCAGCCATCAACATTTCTGTTGGGGAACTGAACGGAAGCGTCAAACTTGGACCACCAAGTACCGATTCCAGAAAGCTGTTTGGGGCGATAGGGTGACAGCAGAAGCAGTTTCTTGCAAAGCTGGCCGATGACGGGGGTAGTTCCATCAGTTGCCACGTATGATATGGCTTTCTCGACAAACTTCTGCTCAGGCGTGACATTAGCAGGGAGGCGTACCGTAGTATGGAACTTTGAGAGTTGTCTCTTGACGTCACACATACTATCAGGCAATCCTCTCCAGACTGCGGGTGAATAGTAGCGTGCCAAGAAATTGACTCCTCGTTCCCCTCGGCTGACCACCTGCCTCGAGTATGAGGCCTGTGGCTCTCGAAGCCCACTGGTGGGACTCGACTGGCAAATTGCCATCGAGACCATCTCACCAAGATGGACTCCAAGGGCTGCAAAGGCTTCCTCAGGGCTGTATGTCGATCCACTTTCTCGGAAAGTGTGTCTGAAGGCAAGATAGGCATTAAATGCTGCTCGTAGGGTTTGGAACAGGCTGGTAGCGGAACAGCCTGATCCGTGCGAAGATCCTTGATCGAACGTGGTTCCATGTGGTAAATATCCTTTATTATTTACGTTCGTCTTGAGTAATTCATTCAACTTAGCAGTGTGGTTTGCAAAGGCCTTCATGCAAACCACACGATCAACCTGGCGCAACGTGTGGCTAATCGTCCCATCCATGCGGTGATAATCCGATATATTGACAAACTCGGAAGTTGTACAAATATCGGTCACACGCTGGGCGATCTGCGACGGTGTCATTCCAGGGCCATACCACTTAAACTGTTTCATGTGTTTTGCAAGTGCTAAAGAAAAAGTCGCCATATCTAGCTTATCAGCATCATTATAGGTAGAGATATTTCTGGGATCTTTGATACCAGAATAAGCCTCGGCCTTTATGAAACATTTCAAAACTAATTTGCGAAATTGTCCTGTCAGCACTGCTTTTGCAATCGACAGTTGTTGGGTACTGCTAGTCTGTTTCGCGTTCACTACTTCGAAACAGACCGGTTCAAGGTGCACGTCTCGCATGATGAGTTTCGCAAACTCAATCATGCAACAGTCACGGAAATTATTGGCCTTGGGCTCTGGCTTCTTGAGACTATTGATGCGTCCATCGACGCACCGCTCTTCTCCAGCCTTATTGGGCACAGGGGCAAAGGCTCCGTGAACAAGGGGACTCATGAATGCCTGGAGCTTTGGGCGGGCTTCAACATCAAACACTGCTGGTTTGTATTGATATGCTCTCACACCCTGCTCAACAGGATAAACCGTCAAAGTTGCTCTTTGGCCACAGCTTCGGTGATAATCGGTTAGGACAGCTGATGCGTCTCTATCCTTCACCCAACTAGCAGTGGTCGGCAACATTAGATTGGTTGTACCTAAGCGGGCTACGGTCGCTATCGAATCGTCAACTGACTGGGGGACAGTGGCACACAGCGCGGTTCCTGGCCGCGCGGTGGTCACCATCAAAACGCCAGTTGGCGACATGATATTGAACCTCACAAACTTTTCTCCTTTCTGTCCAACCTTTATGGGGTTGAACCTCGTCATCTCCTTGGTTTCCAGCAGGTAAGCCGCAATAACTGCAGCCAATCCATGGAACGCTCGAACTGGGGCCAACAAAATCACCTGACGGTGTTTGCCGACCTGTTTGCGCTCCACGGCATACGCAACCGCCGTTGTGGGCACTCCACAAACCCTCTTCACAACAAGAAAAGAATCCGCGGCGTAATCCCACAACATATGCGAGTACGATCCTCCGCCGGCGACCAACGTCGAGAGGGATCCATCAGCCTCAAAACGAAACGCTGAATCATCCTCACCACTCGACGTGGCTTCCTCGGGTACGACGGTATAAAGCAGAACGGGCTTGACTTCAGTGACCAGTAAGTGGGGCATGTCGACATAATAGTCAACATCACACACAAAACGGATGTCCCGATCATCAGGCCTGTCGTTGCGATTGTCCGCATTAACATCCTTCGTCCAGTACCACCGGCGAGTACCGCGCAGACCACGACGTTGGTCTGACTTAGACATTCCAACAACAAACACATCAGAGCCGCAATAGGCAGCAACAGTCCGTGCAAGTCTCGTGGCTGCCGTCCTCAAACTGGCAGCACTAGCGTGCGTGTGGCCCGGTGTACCATCAACCGGAACCACAGTTGTTTGCGCAAATGCATCTCGTGAGACGTCCGACACAATCGTCGGCTCGTCAGAGAGCCATTCACACAGTTCTGATGC